ACCGACAGCGGGGACGTGGTCGACAGCGTGAACCTGGTTGCGAAGAAACTGATCAAGACCATCGAGATCACCGCCGACATCCAGGCGATGAGCATCCCGGCCTTTGAAGAGTGGCTGACCAACAAGCTGGTCGAGAAGATGGAAGCCGCGATCTGTGCCGCCGTGCTGACCGGTGCCGGCTCCGCGACTGTTCCCCAGGGCGTTATGGCCAACGGTGCAGGCGCGACCGCCGTGACCAAGGCCTTCACCATCGCCGGCCTGAGCGATGCCATGGCAAGCCTGCCTTCCGGATATCATCGGAACGCTATCTGGGTCATGAGTGCCGCGACCTTCTACGGCACAATCGTCCCGCTGGCTGCTGACAACAACGGCGTGCTGGTGATGAACGGCATCGAGCAGCGCTTCCTGGGCCACAAGGTCGTCCTGGATGAGAACGCTGCCGCGAAGATCGTCTTCGGCGACTTCAAGGATGGCTACGGCTTCAACTTCGGCAGCGACATCGAGGTCAAAGCTGATGGATCTGTCGGCTTCCGTGCCGGCTCCACCGTGTACCGCGCCATGGCGCTGGCTGACGGTGCTGTCGTGCAGGGCGAGGCGTTCGTGGTTGTAACCAAGGCCGCCTAATCCGGAGGTGAAAAAGGATGAAGCTGGAAGTAACGGAAGAGTACTTTGACATCGAGCAGGAGACGCTGAAGAAACCCGGCGACATCCTGAACGTGTCCGAGGAACGCGGGAAGGCCCTCCTGGCCGCGCGGGTATGCGTAGCCGTGCAGGGCGAGCCGGAAGCCGAAAAGCCGGCGGCGAAGAAACCCGTGCGGAAAACTACCAAGAAATAACAACCAGGGGCGGGGGAGAAATCCTCCGCCCCTTACTCTTGCGAGGTGAAAACGATGCTTAGTGAATGCAAGCTGGCGCTGCGGGTGACGGCCGTCCAGTACGAGCCGGAGCTGTGCTCCCTGATGGACGCAGCGGCCAAAGACCTGACCATCGCCGGCGTCGTGCTTCCGGGCACGGTTTCCTTCGCGGCGACGGACAGCGGAATGCAGGACAACTCGACCCTGACGGACGCGCTGTGCATGAGGGCCATCTTTACGTACTGCCGGGCCCACTTTGGGAGCCCTGCGGACTACGACAAGCTGGTGGAGGCCTACGAGGTCCAGAAGGTGCAGCTGATGCACGCGGAAAGCTACACGGATTACGAAGGCGGTGAAGCCAGTGCTGAAGGCTGACGTCATCAAGCTGATCAAGGTGAACCCGGAAGCGGCAGGCGTCGGCACAGAGCCGGCGGAGACCCAGCGGACGGTGTTCTGCACGGTGCGCTCCATCGGAATGCAGGAAGCCTATCAGGCCATGGGGCAGGGACTGAACCCGGAGCTGAAGGTGATCCTGGCGCACGACTTCGAGTATGAGGGCGAGCGCCTGTGCGAGATCGGCGGGGTACGGTACGACATCCTGCGGACCTTTGTGACAGAGACGGACGGGATCGAGCTGACGCTGCAGAGAGTGGCGCGGAACGCGAAACCCGTACCGGCGACTGAGGGGGTGGACTGATGCCGCGTGAATACGAGGCGCTGCTGGCAGCGCTGAGGCTGACGGACATCCCCTTTGCGGAATACGGCTGGAGAAATAAGCCGGAAGGCATCTACGGCGTCGTGGGGCTGGACTTTGAGAACCCTTCCCTGGACGGAGACGGGCAGAAGGTGGACAGGAGCTGGAACGCCAGCGTGGACGTTTTCTTCCCCCGGCTCGCGGACCGGGAGGGCGTGATCGAGACCATCGAGGAGGTGCTGGCGGATATCTGCGGCAGCTCCTGGGAGCTCAATTCCAGCCAGTACGAGAACAGCACGGGGCTCTTCCATCTGGAATGGACCTGTGACCTGCAGGACGGTGGAAACTGATGGCCTACACCATGAAGACGGAAGGCATGGACGAAATTGGCAAGATGCTGTCCCAGCTGGGCGAGAGCGCCCAGGCGGCTGCCTCCGCCGGGCTCTATGAGGGTGCCGGTGTGATGGCCGGAGAAATGGCGGCAGGCGTTGCAGGGATCAGGACATCGCCTTTCAAGTACACCGTGTTCGGCACGCGGGCCCCGTCCCCGGAGGAAAAGGCAGTACTCGAGGGCGCGGTCGGCATTGCGAGATTCGACAAAAACGGGTCCGAGGTGGACACGTCCGTCGGCTTCGCATCCGCAGGATACGCGGAGGTGGCCGGGCGGCGGAAACCCATCGCCCAGATTGCCAACGCGATCAACAGCGGCACGAGCTTCATGCAGAAGCAGCCATTCGTCCGGAAGGCTGTCCGGGCCGGAAGCAAGAAGGCGGAGGCGGCGATCGTGGCCGCCATCGAAAAACGGATTGACGAAATAACCAAGTAACGGAGGGAAACAGAATGAAACCGAATGTTGGCATGGTATACCCTGTTGCGGCGCCCGTGTCTGCATACGTCCCCGGGACCAGCATCACCTACGGCGCCGGCCTGGTGGTGGACGAAGCCCGGAGCGCTACCCTGAACTGGGAGCGGGCGGACGGCCATTTTTATGGCGATGACGTGGAGCTGGACAGCGACAACGGCATCCTGGGCTATACGCTGGACTTCGAGCCCACGGGCCTCAAAAACAGCGTCCGGGCCGCCCTGCTGGGCGAGATCAAGAACAGCGACGAGTACGAGATCACCGACGACGCGGCCCCGGATGTGGGCTTCGGCTATATCCGCGTGATGCGGGAAGAGGGCGCGAACGGCGTCGTCAAGACCACGTACGAGGGCTGGTGGTTCCACAAGCTCAAGTTCTCCGTGTCCAATGAAGAGACCAGGACAAAGGAGCACAACGTCGAGTGGCGGACTCCCACCCTCAGCGGCAGCGGCTCCGGCGTGCAGCTGGACAACACTGGCAAGATGAAGTTCGCCGTGCATCAGGATTTCGAGACCCTGGCGGCCGCGAAAACCTGGCTCAACACCAAGGCGAGCATCACCTGACGGCACACACGGGGGCGCTCTCATGTGCAGGGAGCGCCTCCGCTTTTTCACGAGTGAGAGGAGATAAACGGAGATGGCTAAGGTAACACTGAAGGGGCGGGAGATTCCGCTGCTCTACACAGTTTACGAAATGAAACAGGTGCAGGAGGAGATCGCACCGCTGGGCCAGTTTCAGTACATCATTTTCGGCCGGAACCCGGACGACCCGGAGGACACCAGCCGATACGCCGGGGCGGAACACCTGGGCGCGGTGGCGAAGCTGATCCGGATCCTGGGGAACGCGGGCCTTGAGGAGGCCGGAGAGGCGCCGGATCTGACGGACAAGAAGGTGCTCCGGTCGCTGAAGCCGGTGGACCTGGTGGAGGCGGTGAACGCCTGCATGGCAGCGATGAACGAGGGAATGGCCTCCGAGATCCCGGAGAAGAAGCCGGAGGGGCCGGTGGACGTGACCCTTGAGGAAATGAACAAAAAAAAAGAGAAGGAAGCCTGACCTACCTGATGGTGGTGTCCTGGGGACTGATTGCGGGGCTGACCCTGCAGGAGGTGCACCGGATGCGGCCGGGGGCGGTCATGGATTTATACATTTACAGACGGAATTATGACGACCAACAGCATTGGATAACGAGGGAGTGAGAGCATGGCAGGCGTGAACGTCAAAATGGGGGTTTCCGGCGTATCGCAGTTTAAGACCGCGATGCGGGAGGCCCAGGGCTGTGTCAAGACCCTCGACCAGGCGCTGAAACTGAATGAACAGCAGTTTAAGGCTACCGGCGACGCTGAAAGCTATATGCAGCAGAAGGCGGAGCTGCTGAAGTCCCAGATCGAGAACCAGAAAAACGTGGTTCTGCAGGCGGAAAACGCGCTGCGGGCCATGTCTCAGCAGGGAATTAATCCGGCCAGTACGGCATTCCAGAAGATGCAGCAGGAAGTGCTGAAGGCCCAGGGCGAGCTGCTTGGGATGCAGACGGATCTGGAAAACATCGGGGTGGCCGGGGAGACCGCCCAGAACGGCGTCAGCGGGATGAACTCCCAGCTGCAGCAGATCGGGAAGGGCGTCAGCTGGCAGAACGTCACGGACGGGCTCAACAAGATAAACACGGGCATCTCCAACGTCATCAAAAAG